ACCATCCAGAGAGCTCTTCTCAGCCTCTTCCTCTGTCTGGATCTCACTATGGTCAGCTCCCTGAGGGATGTCCTTCAGGAGCCTCCTGAGGACCTTCTCTGTCTTCTTGGGATCCCTGCCCTGATCCTTGTATAGATCTCTGAGATCATATCCATCCTTCACCTCTTCAGACCAGTGAACAAAGGACAGAGACTCAGCCACTTCATTCACTGCATTGTAGACCTTGAGACTTCCTTCCCTCCCTGCTGAGTCATTATCATAGAGGACATTGACCTTCTTATCCTTGAGATGAAGAGCCCACTCACTTTTGAAGGTCCCGGCTCCGGGGACAGCCAAGACAATCTCCTTCTCTGCTTTCCTTTGTTTCAGGATCTCTCTCATCACCATCCCATCCCACTCTCCCTCACATAGCCAGATAGTGTGATGATCCAGACCAAGAGTCTCCCATCCATATAGTCCTACTTTACAAGTGGCAGTAGTATTGAGACCTCCCTTCTTCCCATATATTCTCAGGTCCCATAGTTTCTCATTATTCATATCAGGGACTGGCAAGACATAGCTTCCAGTGAGAGGATTGTATCCCATCCCAGCATCTCTCAAGACAGCAAGACTGATCCCTCTGTCTTTACTCAATGAGATAGCTGGTCCCTGCTTAAATTCCTCCTGACATCTTTGGAGGATCCTCTGAAGGAAGATCTGGAATCCTCCTTTTTTACCGCATGACTTACAGTCCCAGTTTCTTGTATCAGTATTCACATAGAAGTGATCTGACTTTCCACAGAAGGGACATCTTCCCACAGCATGGACCCCGGAGTCTCTGCTCTTCTTAAATCCATGCTGATTGAATGCGGTAATATTTGAGGACTTAGCCCTTGGCATTATCCACCTCACTGACCTTGGCTCTTCTTATTCTCTCTCTTGCTTCTTGAATCCAGAGCACCAGATCAGCAAGCTGTCCCCTTGTCAAGTATCCCAGAGTAGTCTTCCCTTCTGGCAAATTAGCCAGCTTGACAACCTTGTGTACCAGCTCTCTTCTCCCTGCTTTCATGCTACCTCCTTTGGTTTATTGTCCTACTTCATATGTATTCAATAGATCATCTACTTTCCTGATGTGTTCAGCCAGCTTAGGATATCTGACAAGACTCATCTGATGACTCCTCACCTTTTTCCTGATCCAGCATAGGTATGAAGTAGGAAGCTCATAAAATCTATAGCACTTATATTTTCCAAATTCAATGAAGCCATTGGCATCACAAGGAATGAAGACCTCATCCTCATCCTTGATCATATTCCTGTCAGTCAATCTGGACCTCCTTTGCTTTGTCCCATGTAGATATAGTCATCTTCCACTCTACTTCCAGAGGGACCTTGATCTCCTCCATATCTGTCATGATCCTTGCAATCTCTGGAAGGATGATATCTGTCTTGCTCAATAGATCTCTGGGATAGGAGATGAGAAGCTCATCATGGATGGGAAGGATTAGCCTGATCCTATCATCCCACTCTTCTCTCAGATATTTATCCACTCTGACCTGAGCTCTCTTCAGGATCCCTCCTGCTGTCCCTTGGATCATATAATTCAGACCCATATAGGTCTTATCAAGAGGGACTCTCAGCTTCCTCCCAAATGGAGTGACTATATATCCATTCTCTTGGATCTCTTTTGATATGGTCCTTGTCAGATAGGCATTCTTGGGATACTCCTGAGCATATCTCTCATATGCAGATCTGGCTTGACTGACTGGAACATTCAAAGTCTCAGCCAGTCCTCCTATACCTGATCCATAGCATAGAGCAAAGTGACCATTTTTGGCAGCAGAATAATACTCAGGATTTATCTTCTTATTGATATACTCAGGATAGAAAATCTTGGCAGCAGCCTCATGAGGATGGTCTCCTCTCTTGAGCATATCTATCATATTCACCTGATTAGATGTATCAATGATAAGCCTCAGCTCTATTCCAGAATAGTCCACCAGATAAGTCACATGACTGGGGAAAGCTCTGAAGGCTCTTCTGGCTGGGACAGGATAGGCATTCTTCAGACCTTGATCCTTCTCCACATTCTGAAGATTAGGATCTTGACAGCTCTCCCTCCCAGTCACAGCTCTATTAGTATTTATTGTAGGATGGATCCTGTCTTCTTCATCTGCAAGAGTGATGTATCCCTTGACAGTAGATACACCGCTTGTATAGGATCTGCTCTTCTGGATCAGATCCAGAACTGGATGAGGATGAGACTCTCTCAGCTTTGAGAGAGCTTCCTTATCTACTGAAGGCTTCCCGGTCTTTGTATAGGATGGAATAGGCATCTCAAGAGTATTATATAGAAGAGCAGATACTTGAGGACCTGAATTCAGATTCATATAGAATCCCAGAAGATCATGAGATTCAGTCTGGACCTTATCAAGCTCTGACTTCATCCAATTCACAAGATCCTCAGCTTGCTTCCTTGCAAGACAGATCCCATGCTCTTCCATTCTTCTGGTAGTCTTGATCAGCTCTATCTCATTCTCATAGTCAGAGAGGAGCTGAGGATCAGTCTTGATATAATCTTCATACCATAGCTGATAGAGGACCATACATCTGGCTCCATCAGCCTTCTGATATGCTGTCATAAGTCTCTTATCTATGTATGAATAGTCAGGGACTCTGGTGCTGGCTTGCTTGACCTTCTTGTCAAGCTCTCTGCTCCATCCTGATAGCTCCCAGCAGAGATAGTCAAGAGCATGACTGGGATTGAGATTTCTCAGAAGCTGACTCATAATCATAGTATCATGAAGCTCAGTTTCCTCAGGGATCTCTACCCCGGCAGCATGAAGAAAAGTCAATTCAAATTTTAGATTATGGATAACCTTTGCAATAGAAGTATCAAGCCAGAAGTCTCTGAGGATCTTCCATGCTTTGTCATTCTGACTCTGGATCCTGCTGTCCATCCTGTAGACATCCACAGTCCCATCATCATGACCTATGCAGAAGGAGAAGATCTCTGCTCCCTCATAGGTCTTCAGTCCAGTAGTCTCCAAGTCAAAGCTCTTATATATCATATGCTCTCCTATTGACAAAAGGGAAGAGCCATCCCAGAAGATATCTGGGATAGCTCTGTCCTGATCAGTCTACTTCTTCCCCTTCTTCTTAGCAGGAGCCTTCTTCCCTGCTGACTTCTTTGCAGGAGTCTTCTTCCCTGCTGGCTTCTTCTTGGGAGCTGGCTTCTTGATCCTGTCCTTCAGACCAAGATCATTGAGGAGAGAGACTTCATCCTTAGTCAGCTCTTCCTCTTTGTAGTCATATTCAGAGACCCTCTCCTTCAGGATGTCAAGATCATCATCCTGATCATATTTGATATCCTGAGCAATGCAGAACTCCTGAGCCTTCTCCACAATAGGATCCACTTCAGGAGCTTCCTCAGCAGGAGCTTCTTCAGGAGCCTCAGCCCCTTCCACTTCCACCCCAAGAGCCAGAAGGAGATCAGCTTCCTCAGGATCCAGATCATCCTTGCTCCATCCATACTCATTGAATGCAGTCAAGACCTCATCCTCTGAGCTGTCTTCTTTGACTCCTTCCACTGAGTAAGTGTTTGCAAGAGAGATATAGGATCCAATATCAAAGGCTTCCTCAGTCACATCCTGCTGAGCAGGGACCTCAGCTCCCTCACCATCAAGGAGCTTATTGACATATACATTGCAGTAGGTTATATCACCGGAGATATTATGCTTCACAGCAATCTCCACAGTAGGAGCAGCCTTGACAATATCCTCCACCATTCCCTCAAGCTCAGAGAGCTGGACAGGACACTGGAAGCCTATCATCTCTATCCATCTCCTGACATAGACAAGACGGTCCTCAGAGATCATGACATTGTCTCTGACCACAGATCCCTCCCAGTCTCCTTCCAGAATGAGATGAGATCTCCTGATCATGAGATTGCCCTGACTGCTGGTCTTCATTGTAGCTGACTGGAGCTGAGCAGTGTAGACACCTTCATCCACTACCTCACCTCCAAAAGTTGTAGCATACTCCTTCTCACTGGCTTCATATGCTCCCTGCATCTTCTCAAGTGCTTCATTATACTCACCCATGAAATCCTCCTTAGGTGCTTTGATGGTTAAAAAATTACTTCCTTCTGATTGCAGCTTTTTTCTTGGCTGCTGGCTTCTTCTTTGCTGCTGGCTTCTTCTCCTCCTTCCTTGATGGTGTAGCATCTGTCAAGAGATTCGCATAGGTTTCCTCTTGCTTATTGCTGAAGGCTCTCATCAGATTCTCATAGGCTTCCTCTGAGCTCTCTCCCATTGGAATACTCACCACCTGATCTCCCTCTGGTGTGAGGAAATTAGACTCACATCTGGTCCCTGCTTCCAGATAATCATTGCCTCTGATTGTCAAAAATCTCTCAGCTCCTACATAGTGATAATAGCAGATATTATCAATCACTCCAGCATAATACTCCTGAGTCTGACCAGAGAAGGCAGGGATCACCTGATCAAAAGTCTCCCCGGTCCTTGTCTCTCTTGTCATCACTTTGGAGTGTGCTGTCACTACCAGTCCAAGACCAAGAGCTTCAAGATCCATATGGATATTCTTGAAGGCTTGAGTGACCTTCTTCCATGAGGCTCCAAAGTCTTTGACCTTACCGGGATGAGGGATCCTCTCTGTCCTGCATATATACTCCAGACATCTGTCATAGGCTGCTTGTCCGGTATCTATGCAGAAGGTCCTATATCCCATCTTCTTCTCCTGCTGTAGGAGCTTGACATACTGGAGAAGCTGATCCCATAAAGTGATCACAGGAGTCTGAAAAATACTCAGAGCCTTCCCTCCAGTTTCAAACATAAAGAAGAGAGTCTCAGGAAAGTGACTCACAAGACTGGTCTTCCCTATCTTTGGATCTCCATAGATCAGCCAAGTATAGTCCCCCAGATCCTTTGAGGGAGTGCTCAGCTTAGTAGGGAGCTTCAAGCTGGAGAGACCTCCCTGAGGAGAGGGAGATGGTCTCACTGCTCTCCTTGGATCTGGCTTCCCTGCTGCTGGTCTCCTTGCTGCTGGCTTCACTTCTTCTCTCTTTACTTTTGGCATACTACCTCCTTCTATAGTTGAATTGAATTAATATCTATTCCTCCTCTACAAGCTCTGGGAAGAGCTCTCTTCTCTTCTTGAAGTCATTCATATTCCCACAGGAGCAAGCCTTCAGGAAGTCACAGGGAAAGCTCATCAGACAGTGAGGAGTGGACCTGATCAAAAATCTGGGATATTTCAGCTTGGACTTGATCTCAGATAAAATCATATAGAGCTCTCTCCCAAATTCATTGAGATCCTTCTTGGTATATGTCACAGGATATCTCTTGAAGAAGTGAGCAGGATCCTCCCTGATCAGATCCCTGAGTCTCTCTTTGTATTCCTTGATACTCTCATTGACATGGACCTTGTGACCCGGAGTCCTGATCACATTATAGAGCACTCCATAGACTCTCTCACCTGTCAAGAGCTGCTCCATATAGCAATACCAAAGATTCTGAAAATCCATCTTCAGAGCCATCATGATTGACTCCTCCACTATCTTCCCCTTGGTCTTATGCTCCATCAGCCAGAGCTTCCCATTCTTATCATAGTATTTTCCATCCTGCTTCTTCCTCAGGATGGTCCCATTGAAGTCCACCTCAGAGACTTCTTCAATCCCATGAAACTTCTTGAGCTTGAAGTCATCAGCAAAAGTGTAGACATATTCAATGAGAAGAGCTTCAGCCTTTGCAGCATCTGTCTCCAGCTCATCATGACTCTTGGCTCTGAGATCCTTCTTCCTATTCTTCAAGATATAGTCATCAATCCAGATAGGGATCATCTCTTCCAGATCACTGAGGATCCCTACAGGTCTCTTCCTTGCATGAAGCTCAGCATACTTATAGAGCTTGTCAAGGACCTCATGGACCAGTGATCCAAAAGCATAGGACTTCTTCCCAGCTCTGCTCTCATACTTATTGACAGAGAGCAAAAATGCTCTCTTGCAGAGGAGCCACTTCTTCACAAGACTCTGAGTGATCCCACTCACTTCCAGACTGTATGATCTGGGAGGACTAAGATCCTCCACTCTTATCACATCAGTCTTCTTCTTGGATCCAGTCTTCTTCATTCTGGATCTCTTGACCTTTGCTGCCATACTCACCTCCCATTTATATGATTGAAAATATCTGCAAGCCTTCTCACACTGTCCCGGTATTGAGGACACTTCTTCCCTCCCCTCCTGAGGAGAGCTGCTGGATGTATTATTCTGATAGCTGGGACTGATACATATCTCTTGTAGTATCTCTCAGCTACTTGTCCTATGAAGATCACAGCATCAGGATCCACTTCAGAGATGATGGCTGAGATATTCTTCCTGCAAGATAGCACTTCACTCAGCTTGGGAGCTCTATTCTCTCCTTCATGATCTGAAGGTCTACAGAGGACTGTATTGCTGATGTAGTATGAAGGAACAGATCCAAGACTTGTGAGAGCTCTTGCATCCTCCAGCATCTTGTCAAGCAGCTTCCCACTTGGTCCCACAAAAGCTCTCCCAAGAAGATCCTCACTTCTCCCCGGAGCTTCTCCTATGAAGAGGATATCTGCTGGGACCTCTCCTCTTCCTTGGACTACATTCCTTCTCTTCTTTGAGAGACCACATCTCTCACAGCTCAGCATATCTATCATCTCTATTTTTTCCTCTTGAAGATACCCATCTCATTCAGCCCTATCCCTACAGCATCAGTGATATGAGAGCTGGAATATTTTTCACCATTTATAAGGTGAGTGATATACTTGACAGAAGCATCATCAAGCTGACCCTTCCACTCACTTGGAAGGATATACTTCAGAGCCAGACCATACTCATGACAGATCCTGCCATATCCTCCTATCAGAAGAGCCAGAGTGAAGATGTCTCCTCTCTTTGCACTGGTCATAGACTTGAGACTCCCTTCCCAGAGCTCAATCCCTTCTATGATACAGCTATCAAGACAGAGCTTCTCCTTCTCATACTTCACAAGAAGATTCTCAAAATTGCTCCACATATATCTCAGCTTTTTTCCTTGACCATTCCTCCTCCTGATCTCTGGGAGGAGCTTGATCTCCTTTGTCTCTGGATGAAGAGTCCCGGTCCAGAATGCCAGCCCGGTATTCCATCCACCATCTACAGTGAGGTACTTGTCAAGATATAGCTTCTTCATATTGCTTCTCCTTCTGATTGAATTCTCCTGACTATCCTTCTCATCATCTCCTGTCTTCCCTCCTTCTTCATGAGGGACTCAATGACATCCTCCTCAATAGTGTCAAGAGTGATCATGTCTATGATGAGAGTAGAGTCATCACTTCCTATCTTGTCTCCTCTGGCTTCAGTCTGCTGTCTTGTCTCAAGACCATCAGGAGAGGAGTAGTATATCAGAGTGGAGGCTTGGGATAGATCTACACCATGCTTGAAGCATTCAGGCTGAGCAATCAGGATCTTGATCTCCTCTGTCTGAAAAGCATACTGGATCTCATTCCTCTCACTGATCATGATCTTCCCATAGACTCTCCCACAAGTGAAGCCTTCATCAAGGAGAGTGCTGTAGATCATGTCTATCTCTTTTGTAAACTTGCACCAGATCACTATGCTCTGATCTTTGAGCTCTGTCTTCAGAAGATAGACCAGATCCTTCACCTTGCTTTTATTGACAAGCTCATCCTCTATAAAGCCTCCACAGAGCCTCCTCAGCCATATGTATCTTGTAGTAGCAAAGACAGTCCAGTCTATAATCTCTCCATCATACTCCAAGACAAATCTCCTGAGCAGCTTCCTGTATGCAGCTCTGGACTTGTCATCCATCCTCACACATCTCCTCTCATAGATCTTGGCTCCTCCCAGATTGACATCTCTTCTGGTCAGGAAGAAGCAATATCTTGAGAGCTGCTGACTGATATATCTGCTTCCCTTGGGAGATATCAGAGTCTCATGTCTGATGGTCCCAAAAAACTTGAATCTAAAATCATAATAATTAGGCTGAGGCAAGATCTGAGGATCTAAAAATCTGAGCTGCTGATAGTAATCCAGATCTGACTCTGGAGCAGGAGTCCCTGTGAGGATCATCCTTGTCTTGACTTTTCGGAAATTGGAGCAGAAGAATTCACTGATCTTGGTCCTTGGAGCTTTGATACAGGTAGACTCATCAAGGATCACAAGATCCCAAGGGATCTGAGCTATCTCAGGGATACTGAGATGACCTTCTCTATTAATCAAAAACCACTTGACCAGATCCTTCTTCTCAGCAAGGATCTTCAGCCTCTGGAGTCTGGTCCCAAAGAGAAGAGCAGGAGGATCCTCTCCTTCAAGATCCAGCTCTCTGATCCATCCTGATAGAGCAGAATAAGGAGCTATCACAAGAGCCCTCTGGATCCTCAGCATCTTGGATCTCCTGATTGCCACAAGAGTCTTCCCAAGCCTCATCTCCATGAATAGAGCAGGATGGTCAACCTCACAGCAATAGTGAAGAGCTTCCTTCTGATATGTCCTCAGTCTTCTCATAGGTCTCCTGTAGAGAGGGAAGATGGGAGGAGGAGGATGGAGGTGTGGGACCTTGATCCTCCTGCTCTCCCTGACCCAGATCTCCGGTGATCTGAAGCCCTTCCCCTATTTTCAATTTATATAAGACTATCAGCAGCTTCAAGAGCCTCCACAAGGCTCTCAGGTCCCAGAATACCTCTCAGAGCCAGAGTCCCATACAGAGCCTCTGAGAACCTCTCTGGGAGGGATCTGTCTATCCTGCTGAAATCAGCCCAGATATGTCTATTTTCTTGGTCTTTATAGCCTCATAGCTGGGATCAGCTATGACATTATACTCAGGATCTGTCCTCAGGAGGCTCTCCCAAGCCCTCTGACAGGCTTTCCCTCTCTCACCTGACCTGAGAGTCCTCACATCTATCTTGTGCTTCCTATAGCCTCTCAGGAGGAGCTCCTGATACATCACAAGGATCACAGCTCCAAGAGAGATCCTTGGAGTGATGGATGGAGGGAAGTATTCCATAGGGAGACCATTAGGGAAGGCTGTTCCCCACCAGCTCTGGATGATGTCTTCTGGAACCCACTTGGTCTCCGGTCTAAGGCTTGCAATGATCATCATGAGGAAAGCACTCCCATCAGTCCTCCCTCTTCTGATCTCCGGTCTCATCTTCTTCTTCAGCATTCCACACCTCCTGAAAAAAGTTATTGACAAAGGGAAGACCCAAGATCTATCCCTGATATTCTATTCCTTCAAGCTCATCCATGATCTCCTGAGATCTGGTCTCCTTCTCTTCTTCCCATTCCTCTTTGAGCTCTTCAGTGCTGAGATCCTCAGGAGGATCTTCATAGGAGAGATCTACACAGTCCAGCTCATCAATCCAATTCTCACAGGCTTCTATCCTCTCTGTGAGGAGCTCTCCTGTGGATGATGTATCCTGCAAGTGCTCAGGCATATTCTCAAGAGACTCCTCAGCTTGCTCCTTCAAGGACTCAATCCAGTCCTTGAAGTTTTCCACCTGAGGCTCCCATTCTTCCTGTGAATGGACCAGATGAAACTTGTCCCGGTCCTGAAGATCATAGAGCTCCTTCAGCCAAGGAGACTGAGTGAGCTGGCTCCTCTTTGGATAGCTCCTGCTCCTGACCTTCCCACCCATCCTGAACTTCCACCAGTAATATGTCTCACCCTTCCTGATCCCTGCTTCAGGATAGCTCTTCCTTGCTGCTTTGACAGTGTTTACTCTTGGCATCCCACACCTCCTATGAAGATTGAAGAAGCGATCAGTCCCACTCTGATCACTACAAAAATATATTATTTCAAGACTTGAGTCAATGAGATTTTTAAGAGACTGACCCCGGTCTCCACAAGATATTAAAATACAAATAGTTACAAGAACCGGCAGAGCTCCAATTCTGCTGGTAAAATTTACAGATGGGATTTCTGCTATAAAAAATATCATCAGGATATTAGCAGATCATCATTGACAAGAAGGGAACTGGAAGAGATCCGGTCCACCATATTAGTCAAGGCTTGTCTCTCAATAGATTCAGAGACTGAGATAGACTCAGTCCCCAGCTCACCAGAATCGGAGAGCTCAGCTCTCATCTCTGCCATCATCTCATTCACTGCTTCCTTCATACTTTCTCCTTTGTAAATAGAAGGGAGGACCCGGAGATCCTCCCATATCAATTCTATTATGCTGCTTCCTTCACCTTGATGAAGCCACAGCCAGCTACTACATAGACCTCATCACCATCCATCTCATGCTTGACTATGAAGTCCCCTACACTGGTGCTCCTACAGCCTTCAGTGGTGAATCTGCTTCTGACTTCATAATTCTTCCACCAATTCTTGTCTATACTATTTGTAAGCCTATAGGCTTCCTCAAGATCATCAGAATAGACATCAGCTACATGATCCATATTTTTCTCTCTATCATTCCAGATCTCCTCAGCTTTTTTCTGAGCCAGATTTCTATCAGCTCCAAGACCAAAATTGAAAGAGGCATTCCCCCAGATATCATGATGAAGATGATAGACTGAGATTCTTGCAGGATACTCTACACTCTCAGTCTTTTCCTTCACCTTGATCCCATGCTCCATCAGAGCAGTCTCCACAGCTTCCTCAATGAGCTTATCTGCTTCACTCTGACTGTAGATCTTCTCTTCCTTCTGAGACTCCTCCTGAGCCTTCTGAGAGGCTTCATGATCCTTGAGGACCTTATCACTCAGGATCTTGTGAGCCTTCTGATAGAGCTCCTCTACAGCATCAGCCTTCATCCTTGCCACTCTCTTGATCTCTCTACTGATTACTGTAGATACTTGTCTAAATTCTCCTCTGGCTTCTCTCTCATAAGGAAGCTCATCCAGATTATATAGAGCCTGTACTATCACTCTTGCCTTCTCCAGCTTTGTCATCTTGATTGCACTCATCCCACACCTCCAAAAAGTTAGAAGGAGAGCTCCCTGAGAGGAGCCCTCCTTGGTTAATTGTTACCTGTTATTTTCATGATTGATATTCAGGATATAGTCAGCAGCCTTCTGAGCTTTCCCGGCTGCTGAGACTACCAGCTTCTCATCTTCAGAGATCTGCTTCATCCAGTGATCTATATATGAAGCATTCTGTTTGATGTCATTCTCAATCCCTGCATAGGAGCAGAGGAAAGCAGCTCCCATCTCAGCCACAAGCTCCTCCTTGCTATACTTCGCTATCTGGAGCCTTGATCCAGTCTCTCTATTGAGTCTGGTCTCGTGAGCAGTAGCATGAGTCATCTCATGGAAGAGAGTCCCATAGTATCCCTCTATGTTCTTGAAGAGCTTCATGCTTGGCATTCCAATATAGTCATCAAGAGGACTATAGTAGGCTTGTGCTCCATTCTCTCTGACTTCAGGCTTCTCAGGCATCTCCTTGTATATCTTCTCACAGATGTCTACAGGCTCCAGATCATTCTCCAGATCCTCAGCCTTCTTGACTTCAGGGATCTTCTTCTCATCTATGCCTTCACACTGATCCACATTAAAAACATAATACTTCTTTAGAAGAGGGATGGTCTCTGTCTTAGTCTCACCTGTCTCCTGATCCTTGACATTCTTCTTGAGGATCTTCCAGAACACTATCATATATCCCTTCTCTCCCTTCATTACATGACCACCAAGATCCTTGCACTGCTTGAAGGTCAAGAAGTATGGTCTCTTGTAAGTGTTAGGGAGGAGAAGAAGATTCACTCCCCTATATGCCTTCTTGCTGATAAGATTCTTGGGAAGATTCTCAGATCCTCTGACATTCCAAGGCTTGCTCCAAGGAACCACTCCATTCCTGAGCTCATCAAGGACTCTCTCTGTCACTGCTTTGTAAACTTTTGAATTTGACATCCCACACCTCCATTGGTTAAAAAGTTGTTTTTTATTTCTATATAAAAGATACTGCATTTTTTAAGGATTGTCAACCCCCTGAGCTCATTTAGTTAAAAAAAGTCTGTAAGTCATTGATTTTTATAGGGAAAAAAATTCATCCAAAATAGCCAAAATTTAATATTTTGACTTTTGCTATAGACTTTTTAATCCAGATCAGGATCTCAAGAATCCTCAGAAAAATTGACAGAATGGGAATAATTTTCTTTACAGAATGGGAGTGGGATACTTGGCTTAATGCTTTACAAAAAGAGAAGGAGCCCCTCTCCATTTCTGGATCAGGACTCCTCAGGAGGTAGCACTGGCAGCAGTGCCACACAAAAGAAGAAAGCAGCAACAATCAGAGACCAGACTCAGCCTCTGAATCTTCTCCTATTCAATATCCTTTTTTTGATTCTTGCTATCATATACATAGACAAGAGACCTATCAGAGCAGCAATAATATTCTCAGTATTGTCTGAGAATTCTATTGGAGTATATTCAGCCATCATATTCATCACCAGCTTAGTCACAAGAGCTGAGGATCCTCCCAGTGTTCCATCAAGAGCAGCATGATACCCAGCTTGCTCTCCCTTCCTTCTATTGATCAGATCAGAATACTCTTCACCAGTCTTCTTGGCAAGGTGAAGCAGGATCTCAGAAGTCTCTGGATCATATGTCTTGGGAGGTGATTCATGGAGCTTCTTGATCTCCTTCTTAAATTCTTCTCGGATAGTTTTCTGGATTGTTGTGATCATAATATCCTCCTATATGTCTGACCATTATCCAATGACTCAAGGAAGTGAGTCCTTCTCAGATACCTATCTACAAAGCCCTGAGAATATACAAGGAGAGGACTATTGGAGATATGGATCCAGTAGGATCTTCTCTTCTCAAGGATCATCTGACCTATAGAGATCTTCTTGTCCCCTCCACTGAATGGAAGAGTGATGGTCCCATCCTCTTCATTGGCATTAAGGATCAGTCTCTTGAAAGCTCTGGAAGCACCTCCAGCAGGGACTATGTCTACAGCTCCCACACTAAGAGTATAGAGGGAGCCATACTTGGATCTTTTATATTTTTTCCTTATCGGGACTGGGACTCCAAAGAAGTGATCAGAAGTCTCTGAGGGATAATATCCCTTCTTGATCAGCCTGTGATATTCATCCATATCTCTCATCCCTGATGTAACCTTGACAGGGACTCCAAGAAAGTCTCTGATAGGCTGAAGGATGTCCTTGCATAGGGAGAGCATGAGATGAAGTCTACTCCCCGGTATGCTGCTCACTGGGAGAGATGTGATCTCACTCAGATGGAAATTAGTGGACAGCTTCACAGCTTCATCCAGAGAATTATCAGCCCACCTATAAAGATAATAAGCTGGAGGACCAGACTTGTCATCCCAGCTATGACCCAGTTTTTCATACTGTCAATCCTATCATGAGCTCTGTCAATCGCTTTCCATGCCTCACTCTGATCCTTCTCAATATTGTGAAGCCTCTCCTTGTGACCACTGTGAGCCATGCAAATATCATGTCCATTCATTCAGTCTCCTATCACTACAGTCATCTGATGTCTATGGGATATATAAAGGCTCATCAGCTACTTGTCTGGTATCTACAGAATAGGCAAGAGTATTGATATTTGCTTCCACATTTCCAGCACCAGCATCACCAGTCTTGTATCCTATGTCTACATTGCCTGAGGCATCTGTCTGAACTTCCACAAAAAGTCTGACAATCTCACCGCTGGCTCCATTTACTTTGATGATTGGCTTGTCATCAGATAAGTCACCCAAGCCCACTGTCCCTATTCTTGCTGTCCATGCTTCAGCTACATCATCCCAGAGCTCTATATATAACTGGACCCTGCATATAGTATCTGGACAGGATACTCTGAGCTCTCCACCTACTGAAAGAGTCTGAGAAGTATAGTCTCTCACATCTCCATATAGAGAGATCATCTGCTCAAGATGTCCTCTTGTTTGTTCTCTGAAATCATAAGGACTGGAAGAATTGTCACACTGGACAAAGCCAAGAAGCCTGAAGACATCATATCCAGAGTCAGTCATCAAATTGGTAGCATTGACATTGTCATCAATCCCAAAGTCCACAGCTCCAGTGCTGATCTTTTTGATAATAAAAACAGGATACCAGTCTCCCTGAGTCATTGTCACAGAAGTAGGAATCCCTCCATTCCCAGTCCCTGCTGTCCAAGGCTTTGTCCCTGCTTTATTGAAAAAATCGGATCCAGTCTTTGACATATACTCAGACCCATCCCGGCTGATACAGCTTCCCTTGAATACAGAGAAGGCTCCTCCTCCTGAATATCCATAGGGATACAAGCCCTGTATCATTCTGGGAGAGAGCTTGGCTACTCTTTGCCAGATAGCTGTATCAAGCTGATTCATCTGAGCATAGGTCTCACTCCCTGTATTGAGAGTAATACCTTCAGCTTCAATAGCCTGAGCTATCTCCTCCTGATAAGCATTGGCTTCTTGATGTCTGAGCTGAGTGGCATCTCTGGAAGGAGGATCCTCATCAGCAAAGTATTTTTTTCCTGATACTTCAATATAGCCATCACCTTCTGTCCTGTGCATTGCTTACCTCCTATATAGTAACTGTGGGAGAGCCAAAGGCTTCCTCACTTTGAATTGAGTCCGGTATAAGTCCAAAGATCACCAGAAGAGAAGTATGAGCTGGCTTCAGCTTCTGAAAGATACACTCCAAGAGTGGTCCATTAGGATCATCAGCAGGGATCACTATAGCCCATCTATTCCTTGATCCTATGCTGTTCAGTCTGGCTCCATCTATACCCAGCTCAGGAGTCCGGTCCACTCTATTCTCATTCACTCTGAATGGCTCTCCTCCATTCGGCTGTTCTATTATTGTGATAGTAGATCCTATTGAAGCAGCGTAGTCAATGTAATATTGCTCTGAGAGAGGACACTTCTCATCTCCAAAGATCCCAAAGCCATCACCTACATACTTAGTGTGAGCTGTGGCTTGTCTCTGCTCAAGAGTAGATCCAAGAGATGAGCATTCATCAGGAAGACCAAGAACTCTCTCCCAGTCTGTCAAGAGCTCCTCACTGAGTCCGGGGATCCCTTCCTTGAGAAGGTCCATCAGTCTGATCTCCAGCCTATTAAGCTCTTCAGCAAAAGCATTCAGGAGATCTGATATAGTTGTAGTAGCAGCCATCTTCTCACCTTCTAAGGATTAGGAAAACCAGAGGAAGCCTTAAAATCAAAATCATCCACTCCATGCTTATCAGCTCCATCCATTGAAATATAGAGACTATCTTCAGTAGGAGCAGGAGCCTGAGGAGTAAGCTCAGTCCATGAAGGACCTTCAAACCAGAAGGCTCTGATAGGTCCTTGGAAAAATTGTCTGATCAGCTTGATAGGGATTTCAAGATATTGAGAGAAGTCTATACTCTCACTGTCCTTGACTACTCCTCCCCAGCTCCATCTCAGCTCATTAGGTGTCCCTCCCCAGTATTCAAGCTCACAGACAAGAGCATCATCTGAGGCTTGCTTCACTTGCATAGATACAGAATTATTCCCGGTATTATCAGGACCCAGCTTGAGAGTAGTAGTCAGCTCAAAGCTGCCAGAGAAGTCTCCTGTGAGCCTATCTACTCCTTGAGATCCTCTCACTGCTACATAATTCCCACTTGATGGAGTATATTGAGTCAGACTCCAATTAGATGTAAAAGCAGAATCCCAGTAGGAGTCATATACACCCCCAGAGAAACCATCAGTGATATATGTCCCATCTGTCAAAACTACAGGAGACCCAAGACCTTCAGCAGTGAGAATCCCTGATGGATGAATTCCAGTAAATGTATCAAGATCTCCAAAGGCTTCACCAGATCCTATTCCAGAAGGCTCTACAAATTGATCAGAGAAGACTCTGAGCTCTCCAAAGGCTTCCTCAGATTCTATCCCATACTGGATCCAGATATTGAAATCAGGAATGACTGGAAATCTCCAGACAAAGCCCTTAGGAAAAAGATTCTTCAGGATATTAAGCCAGCCCTTGATTCCATATCTTCTCTGAGGAATTAGGTAGTCAAGATCAGGCATATGTGATCTCCTTCAAGACAGCATACTCAAAGCCAGTGAAAGCTATATCATCCACCGGGACTGGAGCTCCTTCCACCTCTATACTTGTGATCTCATAGTCAGTCACTCCACTATTCATGATGGCATCCCTTATCTGAGAGATCAGCAGATCCTCCCCCGGAGCTGCTATATTGTCAAAGAGATCAGCCATATTTTCATCTATAGAGTCTCTGAAGGCTTGCTCATTCGGAGTGATAGTAATCCAGAATTCCACTTCCTTCTTGTCAATAGGATAGACATACAGATCTGAAGTCACTGGCTTCCTGTCAGCAAGATAGATATAGACAGTCCCTGTCCCATCATCATATCCAGATCCTCCATCTACAAAGAGAGGAGGTCCGGGGAC